TCCATATACTGATGGAAGTGGAAATCAAGTAGGAGGAAATGGCGGCTCACCTATCACCTCTTCAATCACTGGATCTAGTCAATACTACGCAGGTGGAGGCGGTGGTTGTGGCGTTGATGGTGGTGGACTTGATGGAAATGGACTTGGCAGCGGAATTTTTGGTGGTGGCGGAAATGCTATTTCCCAAGGAAACGTCGGAGGAGATGGCAAGTCTGGAGGAATCATACTTTCTATTCCTACCGCTAGCTATTCTGGAATCATAACAAACTCTCCTGCAATTTCTACAAGCGGATCGAATACAATCATTACATTCTCCGCGAACGGATCATACGTTTCGTAATATGGCGGTCGCCATACCTCCAACAGGTTGGAACTATCAGTACCCAAACGCTGATGGATCATACCAGCGCATCACAGCGGCAACGCTAGACGACTTGTATGTGCGCGTCGCTGAGTACCAGCTTGGGCCAGCCAACTGCACGACGCTAGCCTGCCTGATAGCGTACAACGCATCCATCAACGCGCTATTACCCACGATCATCCCTGCGGTCAACGCCTACCTAACGACCGAGAAAGCCGCCGTTGAAGCCTGCGCGTACCAAGGATGCTGCTCTTACTAGCGTTTCTTACTGCTCTTTGCTGGCGTCTTCACGACCGCCCTGCCGTAGATAGTCTTCTCGCGAATGGCGTCAGGAAGGCTTTGCACGAAGATCCGCATACGGAGAGCGTAGTCGGGATTCATCAACGAGATCAGGTGACTGAACTCCTCTCCCGCTGCGGCTAGCTTGGTTGCCTCCTGATAGGTGTGGGACTGGAGTTGGTCGTATTGGTTGTACATCACGCTTGCACTATTTAACAGAATCGCCCAGAACATCAACACTACATATGAACGACACAGGATACCGACTTACACCTCCGCACTCAATCAAGGTCTTCCACGCCCACGCCCTAAACATTCGCAAGGAGGCTGACAGGGACGAGGAGCTTGGACTGCTCTATGCGGCTCAGTATATCATCACGCAGACCGCAAAGAATGCCGTCGGCTTGAGTGAGATTGACCTGCCAACGGCTGAGATGGTGGTGCGCCAGTATGTGATGCACCTGCTCAACCACGACCAGTTTGAGGCTGCTGCCACCATCCTCTGGGGCGCGGCTGTGTACGACTGGAGGCCGAGGTCGTCGCGTGACACATGGCGTTGCCTGTTCGCTGGTGATCGAGTGCTGGTGCAGGGCGCAGGTGCTATGGGCAAGAGCTTTGGTGCGGCGGCATGGTTCTACTTGGACTGGTATCGAGACCCTGAGTACACCTGTGTCAAGGTGATATCGTTGACCAAAGAACACGCAGAGCGGAACATCTTTGCGAACATCAAGACATTCCATCGGACTGCGCTAGTAAAACCGATCTCCGATCAGGACGACAAGGCGACCAGCATTCAGGTGACCAACGACAGCAAGCAAGGCATCCATCTGGTAGCGATCCCGAAGGGTGAGAGCGGTCATGGAACCCTGCGTGGATTCCATCCCATACCGAGAGCGGGTAAGGAGCATGAGAAGTGGGGTAGGCTATCGCGCACCCATGTCGTGTTGGACGAGGCAGAGGAAGTCCCTGTTGGAGTCTGGGAGGGTATTAACAACATCTTGTCTACGGCTGATACGGATAGCTACAAGGGTCACATCAAGATATTTGGCGCGAGCAATCCGCGAGATCGCACCAGCAACTTTGCCCAGCGTTGTGAGCCGAAGGACGGCTGGGGATCAGTTGACTGCGAAGAAGACTTTGAGTGGGACAGCAAGGAGGGATACCATGTGTTGAGGTTGGACGCCGCGAAGTGTGAGAACGTCATCGAGAAACGTATCGTCTACGCTGGCTTGCAAACCTATCAGGGTTACATGGGCTACATCTCGCGGGGTCGCACTGCCGAGGCGATGACGATGGCTCGCGGGTGGTTCCCTGAAGAGGGTATGGCGATGGGAATCATCACGCCTGCCATGATGGACAACGCGCTTGGTCAGGTACGCTTTATCGGGCCTGTAGTGCCGCTGGCGGCGTTTGACTTGGCTTTAGAGGGTAACGATCAGGTCATGTGTTCATTCGGACGATTTGGGCTTTCTGATGGGTGGACGCCTCAGAGCGGTCAATTCATTCCGTTCAAGGGCGCGAGGGTGGTGTTGCAACTCGATAGCCAGATACCATTCCCCAAGAAAGCAACGCTGGAACAAACGCAGGCGATCATCAAGTTTGCTAGGACGATGAAGATCAGTCCTAACTGGCTGTGCGTTGATCGCACTGGCAACGGGGCAGGCATTCACGACTCGTTGTGTAGTCTTTTCGGTAGCGAGGTAATGGGCGTCAATTACTCATGGGCGGCTAGCGACACGCATATCCTTGGCGACGACTCGCAGAAGGCTTCTGAGCTTTACAACGGCGTCGTGACCGAGTTGATCTTTGGTCTGGCGAAGTATCTTGAATTTGAGTATTTGAAGATCAGTCCTAGCTTTAGGAACGAAGATCTGATCAGGCAGGCTACAGCGCGTCGGTACAAGCAAAAGGGCAAGGGTCTGGTCAGGGTGGAGAGCAAGGGCGACTACTGCAAGCGCACTAGGAGCAAGTCTCCTGACGCATTGGATTCGCTGTCAATGCTGGTCTACCTGATGCGCCAGCGTGGTGGTGCGACCGCTACGATGACCGAGGCGAAGCCGCAGGCGACAAGAAGCCGAGAGATTCAGAGTATCGTTGACAAGATGGAGTTTGTAGACTTTTCTGACTAGCCATGAAAAACATAAAAATATCTAAACGACCATATTCATACGAATGCGGAGACGGCTGTTGCCAAGAGTGGGGGGAGATTTGGTATGTTGACGGCGTGGAGGCTTGCTCTGGGCCATGTGAAGACAATCGGTTGCAACAATTATTGGAACACCTTGGATTCAATGCGGAAATTATGAATGAAAACGAAGATGGCGAAGAGGTATGTAGCATTTGATGAAAAATAAACATAAATGCCCTGCCTGCGGAGCGGAGTGCAAGCCGCACGCCTGTAAAGCCTGCTACGAGCGAGCGAGCGAGGTGTGGAGGCGGATGGTGAAGAAAAAGCCATGATGGAGTTCAAGAACCCTATCCCTGTGAAGACAGAGTTGGGCGAAGGCATGGTAATATATGCGGTCAACAGCGGAACCTTTGCCAACGACATCTGGACTATCGCGCTCAACGATGGGACGATCAGGCACTTCAGGACAGATCAAGTAAGGATGGAGGCCAACGCGACTTGGAATATTCAACGCCCACCCTCATTATAGAATCGCATTTACTCGGAAAAAATAAGCCCATACTCTAATTTAGAAAGATAATTATTAGCCTATACCCTTTGGTGTAATGGTAGCACAACAGACTTTGACTCTGTTTGTCATGGTTCAAGTCCATAATCGGTAGCCAATCCACAAAAGATTGCACGAACAGCAAGGTTCTGTAGAGCTTTACAATTCCTTGACAGATGTTGAGAAGTGCATAAGATTTGTAACGGAATCATTGCTGGTTGCATTGGAAATATCCGATGGTGGGTCGCACCCATAGGGTAGGAAACTACCGCCAGAGATGATTCCTAATTGGTGGAAGCAGGAAGGAATCCCAAGGGTTATCTCTGCGAGCAACAACCTGCTTTCACCTTACAGAATGGGTCATAATACGGAGGAGGCATTGAGGGGGTTCTTTACGCCGTGAAATTCGGATCGGAACTAGCGACCTGAACCTCCTCCACCATTTTTTGTTCCCGAAACACATTTCGGGGACATACCACACAAAAGTAGTATTCCAAAGGGGCATCAAAGGGGCATTGAGGGGGGAATAATGGACGCAGAAGGCTTCATGCCTCGTTTCACAACCTAGCGACCTGAACCTCCATCACCATTTTTTCTTGTCATTTAATCAGCTTGGGTTTTTTATTTAGATTCATGAATACATCAACCAACACACCACGCACCGATGCCTGTCCTCATTGCGGCGATGAAGTCTGTGCACACCCCCAAGACGACCCTGCATGGAAAGAATACCGTTGCGGAACGGTTTATGGGTATTACCCAAGCGACCTATGCCACGAACGCGAGAAGTCACAGAAGCTAGAGGCCGAGATCGAACGGCTCCGCAAAGAAAACGATGAATTTTTGATAAGTGAAGCGGCTTTATCGGAAGAGTTAAAGATCTGTGATGATTGGCTAGTGCATACACGCCACGAGAACGCAAGGCTCAAAGAAATGGTCATGGATTCCGCAAAGCGTGGCGATAAAATGGCTTTGCATTGGCAAGAGCGAGCCGAGAAAGCCGAGGCAATCATAAAATTACTCCACAACTTTGCAGAAACAATTGAAGTAAACCACATATCTACCGATCATGTAACCACTCATGTCACCGATCATGTTACACAAAAGGTTTGACGCTATCAAATCTGTTACATCAACCGACACACCACACACAGATACCATGCCTTCTGTGAAAGAAAAAGTATGCACTATTTCCATCAACCCTACTATTCAAAAGTAGTATAAGTCATTTACTACTAATAGGTAGTACGCATTCAATAGTATTCAAAAGTAATATAAGTTATTTTCTATTAATGAATATTGCGCGTTTAACAATATTCAAATGAAAGAATTAAACCTATCCGATTGGTTCCTGATCTTTGTGCTTGTTCTTTGGGGTATTGTCTACATAGCTGAAAACCTTCCATACTAGACGCTACATCCCTTACTGCACGACATAGCAGACAAGTGTAGTGTTCCAGCTACACATCTTTGATTTATGTAGTAGATCGTAGACATCCGCATTTTGTAAACGATACCTTACAAAAAAGACGATTATTTGTTAAGTATGGTTACACTTGCGGAGATTAACCAGATTATTCGCCGCATTATACCCGATTAGGTATAACTCGTAACAAAAATTACCGCATTATACCCGATTGAGTATAACTCGTAACAAAAGTCGAGTTGTCGCACTCCAAACGCCATAACTCGTAACAAAAGTCGAATTGTCGCATCTCCAAAAGCGCACCAAATCAAAGTAACTATTTACATGAAACCAAAGTGAGTTTGCGAGACAACTACTAATTATAAATGTTTTAGTAGTTGATTACCTATATGGTCAAAGATCCTTGTTTTTTGACCATGAACCTATGGATATGGATGCTTAATCGACGTTTGAGGCTGATAAACACTCAAAACCAGCAAGTCACCCGCAAGGGGGTCGCAAGTACCCCCGCAAGGGGGGTCGCAAGTATTACACAGCACCGACATTTACCGACATAATGACGGCTCATGACGGCTGTGGGTAGAAAAGAAAAGCCCC